TGGCTGAGTCTTGAGCCATTCCGCTGTTTGATTAGCTTGCTTGCCAAGAAGATCCATAGCGCGACGCTGCTCGATGTTAGCTGCTGCCTGCTGCATGAGGACCTGGTTAGGGTTCATGGACATACCGCCTAAACCGATCACTAAACGATCAGCAAAGTTAGGATCTTGAACGCTTCGCTTAATCCCGCCACCAATAGCGCCAAGAATCCCCATAGCTCGGCTACCGAGAGTCTGAGGTGGTTGGGGAGGTGTAGGCTGATTAGCCATCTGATTAAGCCTACCTAGATTATCTGCCTGATTGAGCGCCGACATATCTGGCATAGGCGTCTGACCCATTGCTGCGGGTAGATTCGGCTGAAGCCTGTAATCGTCTAATAAACCGGCCATAATTCTCTCTCTACTTAAATAGATCTAGCAGACCCTTTGCCTGCTTCTTGGCTTTCTTGCCTATTGTACTCGGTGCTTCCATGATGCGGGCAGGTATAGCCATCACGTTCTGCCCGGCGTAGCGCATGCGGTCACCCATGCTGTCAGGGTCTAGGCCAGACATAGCCATCTGCTGACGCTTGTACTCCTGCTCCTCAGCCGTCATAGGCTGCATAGTGACCATTGATTCCATAGGCTGCATTGGCATCATCTGAGCGGTCTGATACTGAGGTACTTGCATCTGCATCTGCTGAGCTTTGACGTAGTCTTGATAGTTCATGAGAACTCCTTAGCCTCCGGGTCGGAATACTGACGCGCCGAGCTGTAAGTAGTCGAACAGTCCTGGCTGCTTGCTAGAGGTCTGCGTCTGAGCGCCTGTCTGAGAGCCACCGAACGCGCCTAGCTGAGTCTGTAGAGCCTGAGTTGGTGCGCCAGTGTATCCTGCGTACTGTCCTCGTGCTGCGTCTATCAGAGCCTGCTGTGCTGCTTGCTGCTGTAGACCTGCCTGAGCTATATCAGACTGTACGTCACGAACCATGCCGAAACCGAGGTTGCCGATGTTAGCTAGCTGACCTGCTGCCCCTAGACGCTGCTGATTAGCAGAGAGTCCTGCGCTTTGGTTAGCTGTCTGGGCCTGCATCATTGCTGCTTGGTTAGCCTGAGCAGCCTGATTAGCTGCCGCTGCTCCGAACTGTCCTGCTTGGTTCAGTGCGCCCATGTTGGCTATATTTGTCTGTGTGCCTAGCTGAGCATTCTGTAGTGCTGCTACGTTGCCCGCCTGTGCGCCGAACTGAGCTGCTACATTACCTGCTTGAGCACCAAACTGAGCCGCTGCATTCTGCTGTGCTGCGTTCTGGAGTGCAGCTTGAGTTCCGAGCTGAGCATTCTGGAGACCCGCAACATTTTGCGCTTGAGCACCGAATTGGGCTGCTTGGTTCTGAGCTGCTGCGTTTTGTAAAGCTGCGACGTTCTGAGCCTGAGCACCAAACTGTGCCGCTTGATTCTGAGCTGCAACATTAGCAAGGCTAGTTTGAGTTCCTAGCTGAGCGTTCTGTAAGTTTGCTTGAGTGCCTAACTGAGCGTTTTGCAGTGCAGCAACATTCTGTGCTTGCGATCCAAACTGAGCAGCCTGGTTAGCCGCTGCTTGATTCGCTAAGTTAGCCTGTGTACCTAATTGGGCATTCTGTAATGCTGCTACATTTTGAGCCTGTGCGCCGAATTGAGCAGCTTGGTTAGCCGCTGCCATATTAGCAAGATTAGTTTGAGTACCCAGTTGCGCGTTTTGCAAGCCCGCCACGTTTCTAGCTTGAGCACCGAATTGAGCTGCCTGATTCGCTGCTGCCTGATTGGCCATTTGCGCTTGCTGACCAAGGGTAGCTGTTGTAGTAGCCGCCTGTAAGCCTGTAGCTTGATTAGCTAATCCTGCCTGCATGCGTGTAGCGATGTCCTGCTGCGCTGCTTGCTGAGCCTGTGTGAAGCCTGCTTGACGTAGTCCTGCCGCTGTGCGAGCTGCCTGCTCTGCAAATGCTCGATTAGTCTCTGCCTCTGCAATGCCTTGACGTGAACCACCGAATGCGCCCGCTGCCTGAGCTTGCGCCCCAGTGACATTCTGCTGCATCAACCTCTGACGCTCGAGGTCTGATAGCGACTGCTGTACTACCTGAGATTCGTAAGGGTTAAAGTAAGGGTCTAAACTGGTGCCTGCTAGCTGACCTGCGGTAACTCGATCTGCAGTAACAGGACCAACACCTGCAATACGCTCTGCGCCATAGCCTTCAGCAGATGCTCTCTCTGCTGCTGCTTTCTGAGCTTCATATCCCTGAGCTGTAGCTCTTTCTGCTGCCGCCCTTTCAGCACTGTAGCCTTGAGCCGCTGCTCTTTCTGCCGCCGCTCTTTCTGCTGCTGCTTGTTGAGCAGTATAGCCTTGAGCAGATGCTGCTGTAGCATCGTAGCCCTGAGCAGAAGCCTGTTGAGCTGCCGCATCTGCCGCTGTATAACCGCCTGCTGTGTAACCCTGAGATCCCGCTTGCTGAGCTGCTGCCTGAGCTGCGTTATAGCCTTGCGAGCCAATCTGGGCAGCTTGAACATTTAGTGGCTGAAAACTCATTCCCGCCGCTGTTTGACGTGCAGCATTGCCTACAGTATTAGCTATCGTCTGCGCCACGTTGCCATCCACAATGGGATCACCTGCGCCTGCAAACTGCGTAAACTGCTGAGGTTGATTAGCCTGAACCAACGTAGGATTAACGCCTTGCTGCGCCCTTTTTTGAGCTGCTGCTTGTATGCCGCCTGCTGAACCCGCCATAGTGGTGCTCCTAGTTGATTCGTCGACCGTTGGCGAAATCGCCACCACCGTAGCCGCCGCCGTAGCCACCGTACTCATCTATCATTCCCATTTGGTCATTAAAACCGGGAATGCGAGTAACATCTGTGCCAGTGCCGTAGGGATCTATAAACTGCTTGTTGATCAGTGCTGCCTGACCTGGACGACGTGCTGCAAGCTCTGCTACTGCTTGCTCATAGAGAGGTGCAGATGAGTAGCCTCGGACACCACCCTCAAAGGTCTGTGCTTCAGGCATACCGGCCATTGCGTCCATCTGAGGCATTAGACCAAAGGCTGATCCAAAGTTAGCCGCTGACTGCATGGCTGCTGCCTGCATAGGCGTGAACGCTGCAACGTCTGGACCGTAGTAAGGTGTGTAGCCGATTTGGCTGATCTCTTTGCCCTGAGCGATGTTGGCTCGAGAGGCATCCTCAATATACTTGGGTATCTCTACCTGTGTTGTTTGGCTGCCGCCTTTTCCACCTGACATATCAAATTTCCTTGCTCAGTGTTAGTAGTGTCGGCTCCCACCCAAACGGTGCTAGAGCCTTCTTCCATCCCATCCTGCCTGCCAGTGTCAGTGCAGTGCAGCCTTGTGCTTTTGCCCACCGAATGACATCCTCGTGCATGTCGGTGATCTGGTCTAGCTCCCCTCCTGCGAGGAATATATGTAACACTCGCTTTTTGGGATATACCGCTAGCTCCGTAACAATACACCCGCGCTCGGCGGGCCATAGCTGCATATTTCCTGACAGTATACCATCAAATACGTCCTGTAGGTCGTGAGTACCGCCTCCATAGGCCAGTGCGTCCTCGATCCACTTAGAGCACCTTATAAACTCGTCTACGATGACACCACCTCCAATACAGATAGTGTTACCGATGGTGACGCAGGAGAGAATGCTGTAGCAGCAGTTCCATGTAGATCTGCGTCTAGATCGTCTGTAGCAAACATCGCCTGCAAGTAATCACCGGCAGTAACAGAGAATATTGCTGACCGGCATATAGTCTTGCGCTGATCGTTGTTGTGCAGCGTGTCTACCATTGTCGTGTTAGGTGCGTCTGAGCCATTGATTCGGGGCCAGAAATAGAACACCTTGGTGTTAGCTGACTCTGAGTGCATCTCAGCAGTAAACGTGATGTGAAACACGCCAGACTTTGTGAAGTTGATCTTAGATGCGTCAGTGCCATCAATAGAGATGCCGTTTGCTGATACCGTAGTGTTCCAGGTTATCTCTGTTGCCGTGTTTACAGTTGCAGCAGCATGGATAGTCGTATCAACAATGTAGGCGTAATGAACCTGCCCTCCACCTAGAGCAAGAGGCCACCACGCTAGGTCCTTAGACACAACCGGGTATTTACCGTCACGCTCCCACATAAGCAAGCCATCCTCTGTGGCTCGCTCATCGTCACCCTTATGACCTAACAGGTTTCGGGTTCTTCTCAGGTGTTGCAGTAGGCGATTAGCCCACGTCTGCCAAGCGCCACCAGAGGGCTGTGGGAGCTGTTCACTCAACGCCTACCTCCCGCCACTATGTCTAGACGATTGATGCCTACACGCCAATCTGAGAGCACCTCGCCCTCTACACGGATGCGTAGCTGCCTACCAGTGAATCGCATGCTAGTAGGTGATGACATAGAATAAGGTCCGTACTCTCTCTCGACATCGTTCGGATAGAATCTAGTCTTGAAGGTAGCAGACACGTCACCGGCAGTGCGCTCGTCTGGGATCATCTCAACCACAGAGGCTATCTGATCACCGGTGCCAATCATGATAGGACCGCTCTCAGCGAATGGTGTCAGGCTACCGTATGACAGACCCACCTCGTGCTCGTAGATCTTGTTGTCGTCTGCGTCTGCCCAGATTGGATGACGGAATGCGCCGTGATCTACTCCAGAGGTTCTAGCTAAAGATCCGATAGACCAAGTATTCTCAACAAAGTTGTAGACCACATAGCGATCACACTCGTTAGATGCACCAGACGGATAGAACCACCAAACCTCACCATAGCGAGAGTTGGTCACTGCGAACACCTTAGACTGCTGCGATACGTTGATGTCTGAGAAAACATAGTCAGAAACATCAGACTGCACCTTAGCTACTGACCCGCCAGAGTAAGTGAAGAATGCTCTGCGACCCATCCAGATAGCACCAAGGTCAGTTGTAGCGACGGCCTTCTGAGAGATAATTCCGCATGAGGTTCCAACGCGCTCTATACCATAAACGTAAGGAGGACCCTGGTAGCTAGCAACGTGTGCATCGATGTTAGTCAGAATAAGAGCCTGACCACGAACTCGGATGCCGCACATGATCTCACCGGCAGTCTGTAGCTCTAGGTCACCCGCCTCGTTGGTAGCAGATGGCGTCCAAGTAGTGTTGTCTTCCTTATCGGACCACTTCACTAAGCGAGGATTGCCACCGGCGCCAAGAGCGAACAGGAACCGCTCCTCTGTCACCATTAGTGCAATATTACTTGTAGGTGCGTTAGCCACTACCGCAGCAGGTGTGCCAGAGTTTAGCTGCCACTCGTAGATCTTGCCGTCGTCTCGTGTACAACCAACAAGGTACTCGCCCCAGTTGTCTAGCGACCAGGTAGTAGCAGGAAGTATAGTCTGATTATCTAAACGCTCCGTGCCGTAGGTTTCAAAACCGTAGGTTGCTGCGCCGTATCCAGTGTAAGAAGACGCGCTTTCCCTGCCCGCAGTAAACCCGACAGGCGTGATATCGTAACGAACACCGCCTTGGTTCCAGACGTAGAGAGAGCTGTATGACCCGCCCGCAATGTAGCGAACATTAGAATTATCCTTCCACGTCAACATGCCACGAATAGAGTTATCCGCAGCGTTGTCGCTTTTTAAACGCCATCCACCAACAGGACGCATGGTTCCGTCAATCCACCGAACAAGGTTAGCATCTCGCCACCTGTTCGATGATTGAAGATCCGTGCCATTGCGGTAGATGCCTGGTTGTATCTGTAACGGTGTTAAAGCCATTTTTATCACCTACTGAGTCAAGGCTTTTTCCCATAACTCAAAATCCTTACTATATTTAGCTTCTATCTGCTTCTTTAGGTCGATACTAACCAAATTTGTGTAGTCGCATGAGTTATTTTTACGACAGTGCCATTGTTCTCTCATATTCCCACCACGATCTAATATGAATTTTTCAATTTTCTCTTGTACATTTTCAATCGGCCACAATATTGTATCTTTTGAAACAAACTCGTGTTGCGCCACTGAAAATATATGCTTGCCAGTTAATATAAACTCTATGTATTCATTAAGTTTATTAGCTGTAATATTTTTCTGGCAAAGCATTATGGCAGCAGATATAACTCTATCTATCGGATTGCGAACAGTGGCTATAGACATATAATCTTTAACCTCTGGGTAATCTATTACTATATCTCTGTGCTTAGTGTGGGAATATTTTGTAAATTCTATATCTTCAACACATCTATGACCTTCTTTTGAATCAGTTTTTCGTATTATCGACTTTATACGTTTAGCAGTTTTATTAGAGTATC